GTTTACAGCTGAGTCACTATTAGAACTTGATATGATTGTATCTCTTGACAAAGTATCAGGTGAAGCATCTGTGACAGTTCCTATTCCTACTTCAAACTCATTAGCTGTTTGATGTGAAATACAATAAAAACATGTATTGGTTGTACCAATACCTGCTACAAAAGTTTCAAACGTATCCGCTGCTCCAGCCAAATTAATTGTGCCAGTGCCAGTCGTAGTGGTTGTTTCTTTTACTCTGTCATTTAGGACAAAAGCCATAGAGCTTCCTCCTTACGATATTCTTATAATAGCGTCACTAGTATTTGCTGCTGGAAACTGTACAGTAAATGTACCGTTACTTGCAGTAAAATCACCACCAAATGCTAAAATACAAACACAGTTTGTAGTACCAGATCCACCATCAGTAGTTGTATTGTAAATCATAGCTCCATTAGCTGTAAAACTAGCTGATGTGAATTCTGCATCTGCAAAATCTACAAAAGCTGTAGTAGCTGATGAAGAGCTTGTGACACCATTTCTAGTTAATACTTTACCACCTGCGGTATAAGCTGATCCTGATGTGTTAGTTATTTCGTTTGATGTGCTGTAACCTGTAGTCGTTGCACCTAAGCTTGCTGAAGATGTGTACAAAGCTAACTTAAATGTATGACCGCCAGACGCAGCAAAGTCATGCTTTCCTTCCAACAATTCACCTTTGAAAGTGTTGCATATAGCTGATGTAATTGCCATTTTATCTCCTTATGGTTGTTTCGAGTCTAGAGGAAAACGAAGAACACCATCATAGTATTCGTCACGTCTTCTTCTGCCTTGTTGTTCAATTTGCAAGCCTTGTAATGCTTGTTGATAGCCTTGTTCATAGTATTGCAACATGTTGTCTGGTCCTTTCAGAAATCTAAATGCCTCACAAAGTGCTGCATAAAGAATAACCTTAGGAGCATTTGTACTCACCCAAGTTGTAGTATTAGATGAGGACAATCCTGTTGGTTGCTTGTTCAAAGCTAATTCAATATTATATGCTGAATTTGGAGTAGGCGCAAGATATAAGGTGTCTTGATCCCAATTAGCATAATATTTAGGTTTACCTGTAGTATCTCTGTTTGGCCAATACTCATTCATAAATGAAATGTCTTTTTGCTCAAGATAGTCTCTAGTGGGACTGGCTGAAGTATAAATTTGAGCGGATCTTACAAAAGCAATATTGTCAGTATTTGCACCTGGTAATGACACAAAAGGATTACCTACTGTTAATGTTGCAAATTGATATGATCTAAATATGTCTAAATCAACATCTCTAAATATTCTTTTTTCAGAGTGTTCAATAAAATCATTAACTATTGTATCACTCAAAACATCAGAGGTTGTTTCAGTGTAATCTCTTATTTGTGTTACTAATTCAGAATATGTTGTCATGATATTACCACCGTTGGACTTCCTAAAGAACTTTGCATTTTGATATCTTTGTTTTGTGTTTGTGGTTGCATAGTATTAACAGTAACAGTTTCAAATGCACCTGGTGCAGGTATAGGATTAAACTGCGATATACTTTGAGTCACAACTCCAAAAATATTTCTAGCAACTAAATTTATTCCTAAATCTACTGTTGCACTTATAATTTGTGGTTTAGCATTTTGTAATGATTGTGGATCAGTAGGGTGATATTTTGGATCTAGTTGTGGATGCTTAGCTTCAAACTCTGTATAATGAACTGTAGAACCATTCCATTCTTTAACCATTTCATTATAAGGAAATGCTAAACCAGATCTGTCAGATATCCTTTTTGCAAATTTACCTGTTGCGTATCTTGCCATTAATAACCTCCACCTGTAGGATAATAACTTGATGGTGTAAGATAAACACTTGTTCTTTGTCCATCTTCATCAGCTGCCCTTTTAAATTCATCTTCATATAAAAGTTTTAACGCTTGCATTCTTTCTGGCGCTTTTTTCATAGATATGTAATAAGCTAAACCCGCTACAAGACATGGAAGAAAACGAAAAGGAATCTCAGAATTGTTTGTGTAATCACCCGCATCAGACATACGAACAAGAGCATAGTATATTAGAGTATAAGCTTGATCTGCTGCTGGATATAGATATAGTGTTGGGCTTATCGTACGTTCAAAATAAAATTGAGTTGGTCTTCCGCTGGTCGTTTTAACTGTATAATTCCAATATTGTGCTCTACCTATTGCTGTGGTTGAGTAATCATTATTACTTGAATCTCTTATAATAACATCTGTAATATCTACTATTTGTTGTGAATCATCTGATCCTGAACCAAATAAATTAGTGCCTGTTAAATTAGTTGTATCTGCTGCTAATGTTTTTTCTTGTTTTTTTACTGTCCAAAGATTGATACCTCTGTTTGCCCATTCCGCAAGCATGAGGTTAAGAGAACGTTTTGCAGTTTGCAAATCATATCCATTACGAATTTGCAAACCACAACGTTCATATGCTTCTTGACAGATTTGATCAATTGTCAAATCGAAGCTAGCTGTTGATGCGTATGTTGGCATCTACTTTTTCTTCATCTTGCCGCCACGTTTCATGCCCATAGCCATTTTTTTACGAGGCGATACTTTACCACCCATAGCCATTTCAAGCATTCCACCGCCACGTTTTTTTACTGCTTTCTTCTTACCTTTTACTTTACCACCACGTTTCATCATGGCTTGTTTTTTCTTACCCATCATGTTGACCTCCGAATATTCGTTTATAGGTTTTAGCTCTGGATACCACAACGTCTTGATAATATCCTTTTGGCCACTTATCGTAATAACCAGCCTTGTGTAGTTTATCAGAAGCTTCCTGTAATTGCGAGAACTTTTGTGCTAACATCATCGAGTAATCCAAGCTATTCTCTATAACAGGGGTACTCCCATTTGGAGTGACAAGAAACTCTTGTTCTTCCTCGTTGGCTGGGTTGTGGGGATGAAAACCCATAAAAAATATATCCTTTTTATTATACCAATCATTGTACTCATCTATTACGTCTTGAAACTCTTCAAGTGAATAATTAAAATAGGGATCACAAAATATCAATAGCTCATGAACAGAAAAATCAAGTTGTTTTATATGACCGTTTAATTCAGATTTGTACCATTTATGTTTACGTTTTACCTCTACCACAACTTTATTGTCTGCCCATGTTTTTTTGGCAAAAGGACAAGCTGGGTATCCTCCCAAATGTTTATTTGGAACTTCTAGAAAAAGCTCAGACCATTTACGTACGTCCTGTCTTACATCCTCTTCTTTAAAAAACACCTTTAAATTCAAACCCTCTTTGTGCAACTCCAGATCTTCTAATTAAACCACCTTTTGCTTTTGCAAAAGTTTTAACATTAGTAGGTTTACCACCAACACCTTGAGCTTTACTTCTTTTTCTTGAAACAGCAGATCTTCTTTGCCCTTCAGTCATTCTTGCCGCTTTTGCAGCTGGAACACATTTTGGATATTTTCTTTTTGCGTCAGCTTTTTGTTTTGAGCGGCCACATTTTTTAAAACCACCACCCTTTTTCTTTGAGCCAATATCAACCCAATTTTGTGCGAACCATTTTTTTAAACCACTAGCCATTAGCTATATTGTGTTTGTTTTCTTTTGCCTTCCATGACAGCACCACAAGCTCTTGCGATACCACCTTTATTCATTGCAGAAACTTTTTTTCTTTTTTGGGAAACATCATTAAAGTTAATAACGCCACCCATGGCTTTTGGTTTTGGTCCCCTAAAATCTTTTCTTTTTTTACCGCTTGGATCTTTAATTTTACCTGCACATATTTTTGATGCATAAGCATTTGCATATGCACTAGGATAAACCTTAAATTTACGCTTTGCTGCGGCTTTACCTCTTGGACATAATTTGGTCATCCTTGCCCCCTGTATTTGACATATTGACGTCGTTTGTTTTTGTTCTTTGGCCTACTGCGTGGAGAACGCCCTATACTAGTCCTTTTTTTGACGGGTGTAAAGTATTCGTTAACAGGAGCTTTTGCCATAACTACATCTGTGATAAAGGGTTTTCTAAT